ATGATACCGGCGCTATGCCATCCCAAGAAAACTCCAGCAATTCTGTATGATAAATATATCAAATCAAAAAAGAGCGAACTTGAAAAACAGCACTTTCTTAACAATGATTTAGGCCTTACTTACTCGCCAGAAGGCGCAAGCATTTCAAAGAAAATACTTGACAATTGCAAACAAAGTTATACTTTAACAAGTACACACACCGATTATAACGACTGCTGTGTTATGGGAATTGACGTTGGCAAGTATTTTCACGTGACTATATGGAGATTAAGAGAGGAAAAACGCGAATTAGTATATATAAACAAATTACTTGTGGCTGATGACCGGAGCTTTGCGGAAATAAACCATTTGATTGAGGCTTACAGGGTGAGGCAAGGCATTGTTGATATGATGCCTGAGACAAAACTATCAAGTAAATTGTGTGAAAAAAGTGACTTTGTGATATGGGGTTGTTATTATAGTACAGAAGAACAGCCAAAAGAAATATACAAAGAAGATAAAGAATTAAAACAGGTCAGGGCTCATAGAACATGGGTGATTGATGAAATGGTGGAGGACTACAAAAGCAGCAAGGTTTTTCTGCCACAAGAAGCACACGATATTGAAAAAGGTGAGTTTTATGCTCATATGCAAGCCCCAAAGCGCTTAATGGTAAGGGGTAACCATGGCAGGGTAAGGTTTGATTGGTCTGAGGGATCTAAGCCTGATCATTATTTCCATTCAGCAGTATATGCAAAGGTAGCACAGATGTTACTTGGTAATTATATAATCCTTGATAGTAAGGACTATGACATAGAAAGTAATGGCAGGGAGTTTACACCAGAAGAAGATAACAGTGACATATTCAGTTTATAACAAATTGAGGGTGAAGCGTTGTATATAATAGATCCATATAGTGAATACTCACACATTCCAGAGAACACCGTACCCAAAGACCAAGAGACTTCCACAAGGCACATAACAAAAGAGATTGTCACCGCATCAAGCCGTATATTTAGGGCCTGGGGATTTGACGAATACAACCCAGATGATTTAGTCCAGAAAAAAGGCCTTCACACGTATTCGGAAATGCGCAAAGACTCACAAATCAAATCTATACAACAAACCAAGATTAAAGCACGTCTTAGCACCGATTATGAGATTAAGGCAGGCGATCCAGACAATGCACTCAGCGTTGAAATGGCTGAATTTGTAGATTACAATCTTCTTAATATTAAGGAAACTTTCAAGGTCAAGCTGGCGGATATCATGACGGCTCGTGACTACGGTTATTCTCTGAGTGAAAAGATATTCGAGATTATAGCTACTGGTAGGTGGGCCGGCAAGATTGGTTTGCGTAATATCAAAACTAAAGAACCGTTCGATTATAGATTCCAAATAGATAAATTCAGAAACGTAACCGGAATAATCCGGGATAATGTAAATCAAGATATTGATGGCGATTTAGGCACACATGCGAACCCATATCCTTTACATAAATTTATATTATATTCTGCAAATAAAGAATTTGGGAATCCATACGGCCAGTCTGATCTCAGAGAAGCATATAAGCCATGGTGGTCAAAAAACTTTGTTCTCAAGTTTATGAATATATATTTAGAACGCTTTGGGATGCCAACCCTTGCGGCTAAATATGAGGACAAACATGCCAAAGACAAGAACCTTATGAATGTTATCGATAATTTGCTAAAAAATTATCAGTCTAAAGCAGGATTCAGGGTGCCAGAGGGAGTGACGCTTGAATTATTAGAAGCAAAGCGCAAAGGGGAAGGTGGCTACATTGCGGCAATAGATAAGTATGATGTAATGATGGCCAGGGCGTTATTAATGCCTGATATGGCGGCACAAGGTGGTTCTGGAGGTGGAAGCTATGCTCTGTCAAGAGAACGATTTGCATTGTTTGTATTGGTACTTGATGAAATGGGCGACGATATAGAGAATGCCGTTGTAGATGATCAGATAATTGAGCAGCTTATATTATTCAATTATGGAATTGTTGATAACGATTTGAAGCCGAAGTTTAAATTCGAATCAATCCACGAGGATAACGTAGAAGTAAAGGCTAAAATAATAGACATACTTGTGAAAGCTGGTATTGTAAATCCTAACGAGGAGTGGGTGAGGGATTATACAAATATTCCGGACAAACCACAGGAAATAAAGGATAAAGAAGCGGCAGATAAAACCCTCGCAGATAAACAGGTTCAGGATGCACTTAAAAAAGAAGAAGAAGAAAGGCGAGAACGAGAAGGCAGGAAGATCTCTGGTAATGTGCCGAGTGCCACAGCAAAAGACATTGAGAAGGCCAAAGCCATGCATCTTGATTTTGAACTAACCAGAGAGCCAACGGTCTACGAAGTCAAGGTTGATTTCCCTGATCTCGATAAGCAGACACAATCGTATGAAGAGCATTTGACAGAAGATTTATTGGATGTTGTTCTTAAGTGGCGTTCTCAAATCATAAAACAATCAGAAAGTATATTAAAGAATAACGATAATAAGGCCATCAATAAAATGACATTAAGAAATGTTGGTGACTTCAAGAATATATTACGGAATTGGATGGTAAAGATTGACCTTGATAATAAATTCAGAGAATCACAGGTGTTAATAAACGGTGAAGTCCCTTTGCAACTGGAGAAAAAGAAAATACCAAAGGCCGTTGCCTTTGCGCATATAATTGAATATGCCAGTGCTCCGGAATTTGACCCGTGGATGCCTATGCCAACGGCACAGGCCCTGGAATTTATGAGAACAAAGAGAATTGTCCGGAAAGTCCAAGAAGATGGATCTAGGACTGAATTGGTACTCGGTACCACTAAAGAGATGGCATATTATGAGGACACTGCTTTTGCTATTAGTGGCATTGAATCAACTCATATTCTTAATCAATCAAAAATGATATTATTTGATGCTATTGCAACTGGCGATGCCAAGACTGCGACAGTGAATCTTGAGAATCTATTTGATAGGTATATCGATAAAGGATCTATAAGTGCTAATCTGACAACCCCAAACAGGCTTAATACAATCGTCAGGAACAACGTTAGTACGGCTCAGAACAGGGGACGGGAAATGTATTATAAAGATCCGGAGATTGCGGACTTTATTCCATTTGTACAGGTGTCGGCTATTTTAGATTCGAGGACTACTGATTATTGTGCTGGCCTTGATGGAAAGGTATTTAAAAAGACTGATGCACCAACTTTCCCGGCACACCATAATTGCCGTACTCACACAGTGCCGATAACAACATTTGAAGCTAATAAAACGCCGCCAACGGTGTCAAGCCTTGCGGACGAAGAGGCGGATTTAAGAACAACGGGAAAGCAAAGTGCGGTTCGTGGCGTTGGATTTGGTGGAACTCCAATAGTGAAGGTATAACTATGGTAATGCTTCGTTTTTGGCAAAATAAAGAAAAAGAGACAAAAGAAAAGAGTCGTGGGCTTATTGAAGATATTTATAAAGCCGTGCAACTAATCGATGAAAAAGCAATTGCAATCGACAGCAGATTAACACAACATGAAAGAAGCACTCACGAGATAATACAAAAAATATTTGAAAAATTAGAAGCTTATAAATGCCCACATGACGACGACATGGCATTAATGAAGGCTTATAACAAGAAGCAAAATGGGCATATAAATGATATTTCAGTACAGGGGCAAGAGATAAAAACAAAATTAGATATCATTATTGCCGAGTCGGTTGGTGAAGAAAAGGCGAAAAAAGAGATAATTGCAGAAACAAAACGATTGGATGAAAAAGCCAGAGACAAAAAAGCTTTTATTATAGCATTAATAAGTTGCATGCTTGTTGGTATTACGACGTTTTCTGGATTCTTTTTTTGGTATAAAAAAGATAATAGAATAACAAAGGCCGAGATAAAAGAAATGATATTAGAATTGAAGCCACTATCAGGAGGGATTGTCCGTGGAAAAAGATAAAGAAATAGTCCAGTATGACTGGATGAGGGACGAACTAAGGACAGGTGATATTGTTTTGTTTTCCGGAACTGGACTTATAAGCATGGGTATCCAGTTTGCTTCCAGATCTCCATGGAGTCATGTCGGTATGGTGATAAAGGATGAAGAGTGGGACATGTTGCTATTATGGGAAAGCACGACATTGAGTAAAGTCAAAGACGTGGAAAGCAGGAACCAAAGGCAGGGAGTTGCAATAAGGCCTCTATCCGCAAGAATAAGAGATTATCCGTCAGGCCGTGTTGCTTTCAGACGATTGCTTGATGTTGAGATGACATCTACAATCAGACAATCCCTTATTGGTTTAAGAAAAGAAATTAAAGGCCGTGACTATGAACAAAGCAAGATAGAGTTGATGAAATCTGCTTATGATGGCATATTCGGCGATAATGAAGAAGATTTATCAAGCATTTTCTGTAGCGAGTTAGTCGCTGAAGCTTTGCAAAGAATGGGCGTGTTAAAAGAACACGACGAACAAGGGGGATATCCGTCTAATGAATATACACCAGCCGATTTTGCCAAAGACAATATAATGGGGCATAAGAACGGTGCCTTTAGTGATCTAATTTATGTTTAAATAAAAAGGAGATATCGTGGGCCCTAAAAAATGGTTTTTGATAGTCTTTTGCATTGCAATTGTTTTCCCTGTAATTATAGGCGGATGTAATAGTTTGGGCATTGAGTCATTGGGAAACGGCAAGAACACGCCAACCGCTATTATAAAAGTATATGATAGGGATGGCAATATTGTTAAATAATCATGGATATAGCCAGTTCAATAAAGCAATTAGTTGAAGGCGGATTACAATTTGATCTATTGTTCACATTGTTTCAGCTTTTGGTTGTTGCGTTTATTGTGGTATATCTTAGGAACGTAATTATCAATGAGGTCGCGTATCAGAATTTTAAAGGCAATCGAAATATCGGGAAAATGTCTTGGATTCGAATAGGAAATTCAACAGGACATGAAAATGGGCAAATTGTTTATTTTTGCAGAAAACATATTTTAGTTAAAACAGAAGACGGGATAATTTTGATACCGATGAAAAGGTTTCCGGAAAAATCTTGGTATATATTATCTTGTAAGCCAATAGAACCGAGACAGAATATTTAAAAAGGAACAGCCATGACAAAAGCTTATGGAGCAACAGTATTACTTGGAGGAGGGTCGGGAGCGTTAGATAGGTCGGAGATTGATGGGGATAATCTTAATGACCTTGATTTTGCTTTGGTAAATACTGCCAATACCTTCTATCCTTATTGGTTAGATGATGACTCAGGGGCAGGGGAGAGCTCACCAACAGTTATTTCTCCAGATACTAATCCAGGAACAAAGAGATGGATACTTCAATCAATGCATATGCAAGCGTTGACGTTGGAGACACCTTTGGCTATATTACAGGGAGGAACGGGAAATACAACAGCTCAGGCAGCAATGGATGCTTTGTCTCAGGTTAGTGGAGGAACTAATGAATATGTTCTTACGAAAGATACGGGAACTGGCAATGCTTTATGGAAGGTAGCAGCCGGTGGGGCATCTGCAATAGATGATTTGAGTGATGCTACAACGGGGGGTGGAGCTAATAATGTAGGATTAGGTTCAACAGCGTTAGATAGTTTATTAGGTGGAGGAGCATTAAATACGGCTCTTGGAGATAATGCAGGAACAGCTGTTACTACTGGAACTAGCCATGTTATGGTAGGGTATAGAGCAGGAACAGCGATGGTTACGGGTATCGACGGCACATTTGTGGGAGCGGATGCAGGATTTGCAGCTACAGGAAGTTATAACACTTTGATAGGTAGGAATGCTGGTAAAGATCAAACAACGCCAACCTACAATACTTGTGTAGGTTGGAGCGCGGGTGCGGAGAATGTAACGGGTGGGAATAATACTATAGTAGGTGCCC